CAATTGAAGGGCAACGTATTTATATTGAAAAACTAAAGTCTGAAATGACTAATTTGGATCGTACTACATCTGAAGGAAGTCAGAAATTCAGTCAGTATTCTGATCAAATAAATACTGCTACTAGAAAACTCAATGATATGACCCAACAGCAAGATCGTGCGAAATCTACTTTGAATCTCTATACCACAGGTATTAAAGAACAGAAAGATGCCATGGAAAATGCTCAACGTATTTCCCAATCATTAGTTCAAAGATATCAAGCTGAGGGTAAAGAAATTAAGGCTTCTGCCACTGAAAGAACAGCTCTAAAATCACGTATCCAAGAGCTTAATTCGTTATATTCTAAAGAATCTGATGAACTGGAAAAAGTTAAAACTAAGAGTGGGTCAACATCTAAAGAATATGCCACTCAAGCTAAGAGAGTTAACGAGTTGGGTACTTCAATTGCTAAGAGTCGGACTAGATATCGTGAACTTGGTTCAGAACTTGGTAGCATGGGTACTCATTTCACAGGAATTAGACAAGCTGCTGCCACTTCTAGAAGTGCTATTAGATCTATGGGAGACTCTGTTAAGTCAAGTATTGGTAACCTTAAAAATTTAGCTCTTACGGCTGGTATTGCAGGTGCTGCAGTTGGTGCCATGTTCATCAGTGGAGCTAATAAAGCAATCAATCTTGAGAATAGTTATAAACAGATCACTAATTTAGCCGAAACTGGTGGCGAAAAAGTAGCTGAAGTCACTAAGAATGTTGCCGAAATGCAAAAGGATGGGCAACAATACGCCATTAAATATGGTAAGTCACAACAAGAGATTGCTGATGGCTATGAAGATTTAACCAAGCGTGGTTATACGACTAAACAAGCACTTGGCGCTATGAAGTCAGAACTACAAGCCTCAGTTGCTTCTGGTGATGATTTCAAAGATGTTGTTAAAGTTTCATCTCAAACACTAGAATCATTTGGAATGCGTACTAATTCTACTAAAGGGATGATTAAAAATACTAAGGTTGCAGTTAATGATTTAGCTTATGCTGCTGATATGACTGCAACCGGATTCAGTGATCTTGGTGTTGGGATGTCCTACGTTGGATCAACCGCTCATCAAGCCGGAATTTCATTATCCGAAACGGCTAGTTCAATGGGTATCCTCAGTAACAATGGGCAAGAAGCGGATAAAGCTGGTACTGGATTACGTAAAGTTATTAATAGTCTGATTTCTCCAACTAAAACAGGTACTGATGCACTTGGAAAATTAGGATTAACTACCAAAGATTTCACTGATAAAAAAGGTAATCTTAAATCAATGTCGGATGTCTTTGGCTTGTTGAATGACAAAACTAAGGATATGAGTAAAGCTGGAAAAGTTGATATTTTCCATGCTTTATTTGGAACAACTGGTCAGCAATCTGGATTAATACTTGCTGAAAACTCAAAACAATTAGGTGAATTGAACGCCAAAGTTGCTGAATCTGCTAAAAATGACTATGTAGGTAAACTGGCTGAAAAGAATAGTAAAACCGGTAAGGTAGCCTTGGAACGATTGAAGCAATCTGCTGATGCAATTACTATGACAATTTCAAGTGCAGCATTACCTGCTATCACTGAAATTGGTGACAGATTAGCCAAAGCGGCAGGAACTAAAGAATTTGAAAATTCAGTTAAAGATGTTGGTAAATGGGTCGGTCACTTAACAGATAATGTGGCGGACTTTTTTGGTTATCTGGGAAAGCATAGTAATGATTTATCTGGAATAACTAAATCCTTGGTAACAATTACTAAAGATGTTTCTGTTGGTGCCTGGCAAGCATTTTCTGGAATTATTAAAAGTATTGGAACTGGATTTGGATTAGTCCATGACAATGGTAAAAAAGCTGAAGATCCATTAAAAGTGTTAAATCAATTTGTCAGTGGAATCGCTAAGCATGAAACCACATTGAAGGCTATTGGTGGAATGTTAGTTGGTATGTGGGTAGCAGATAAAGTTGCCAATTTTGCTATCAAAGTCAACGATGTTACAAATGCATTTAAAGGTTTGAAAGATAAATTAACTAATTCAGGTATTGAGCAGGCAGCAACTGAAGCTGGTGAAACTGCTGGTAATTCTGTAACTAAGGGAATTACCTCACGCCTTGCAAGTAGCTCGGTTGGTAGTAGCTTAGTTTCATTAGGAAGTACCTGGGCTGGAAAGTTATCCATTGGGATGAGTGCCGTTCAAGTTGGATTTGATGTTATGAATATCATCAAATCTAAGAATCCTGATGAAAAAATTAAGTCTACCGGTGGCGCAATTGGTAATGTATTAGGACTTGGTTTAGGAGCAACCTTAGGACCAATGGGAGCTATGATTGGTTCACAATTAGGTGAACAGATCGGTAAAGCTGCAGCTCCTACTATGAATAATATTCTATCAAATGGATCTGCATATAAAACAGGTTCTAAAAGTCAGATTGAGTGGAAATTGGAACATGCTAAGGGTGAATTAAGTCGTATGAAGCCTGAAGGTTCATCTTTGGAACAATTTGTTTCAGGTTTCACTCACGAAGATTTAAAGGGCGAATATAATAAGCAAAAAGCACTAGTAGAAAAGTATCAAAAAGAATTGGATGATCTTGGTAAGAAAAATTCTAAGAAGTCTACCAAGAAAACTACAACTGCCAAAGCTATTGAAGATGTAGCGACAACTCATGTTTCTAAAACAGATATCAAGAATGTTAAAGAAATGGTTCCAGCCATCAAACAATATGAAAAGGCTATTTCTGGTCTTAAGGCCAATCTTAAGAAGAATAGTCCTGCTGCAGAGTTATCTAAGATTGATAAAAGTATTAAAGGTTCAATTAAAAATTGGACTAAATTATCCAAACCAATCAATGAAATTGGTAAGTCATTTAAGACATTAGCTTCATTTACTAAATCTATGGGTAAGAAAGATGCTTTTGCACAATTCAATAAGGATTTACCAGCACTTGAGAAAACTTTGAAGAAATCTCAGGTTACTAAATATTTGAATAGCATGGACAAAGACCTAAAGAAAAATAAGCTTGCTGTAACATTTGACAAATTAACTAAGAGTATTAAGAAGGATACCAAGGATTGGACTAAACTGGCCAAACCTATAAAGACACTTCAAAAAGCACTTCAAGATTTAAACAAGTTTACTAAATCAATTGGTAAGTCTGATCCATTTGCTGGATTAGATAAGGATATTCAAAATCTTACAAAGACTTTAAATAAACAAAACATTGGTAAACTTCTTAGTTCACAAATTACTGCTGCTAATAACGCTACTAAGAAAGCAACGTTTGATAAAGATTTCAAGAAAGATACAGATTCAATTATTGATGATCTCAAGGATTTCAAGACTTCATTTAATAATTCTTGGAAGAATGTTTGGAAAGATACGGCATCTGATGAAAAGGATGCTTTATCCAAGGTTGTAAGTATTTATGGCAGTAAAATGAATTCCATTTCTAAGAAAGAGAATAGCTTTACAGGTGACTTCTTAAAGAAATGGAAATCATGGTTAAATTCAGTTACTAGTGAATTTAAGTCAGCATTTAATTCAATACCAGGGCTTGCTTCAAAATCAATGAACAAGGTTATTTCTGAGGTAAACAAGGGTATTGGTGGGGTTAACTCTGTAATTAGTTCTTTTGGTGGTAAATCACTAAATTTGGCTAAATATGCTGTTGGTTCTGCTGGTACTCCTGGTGGATTAGCTGTGGTTGGTGAACAGGGATATGAGTTAGCTTTTGATCATCAGCGTGGTATTTACCCCGTTGGTTTGGGTGGTGAAGAAGTTAGATATCTTTCACCTGAAACATCAGTATTACCACATCATTTGTCAGAACAATTTATGGGTATGGTTGCCAACTTACCTCATCATGCAACTGGTAAGGGTGATACATCTAAAACTTCTGATGATATGACTGACTATTTATTTGAACATTTAGATGCTTTGAAGAAAGACCCAGTACCATTCTTGAAGAAACCATTTTTTGAGAAAGCTAGTTTTACTGGAAATGATTTTATTAATAGATTTGGTACAGCATTATCAAATGGTTTCTTAAAGGCCATCGCTAGTCCTATTAAGAAAGAACTAGAGGATATGGATTTCAGTGGTGGTGGAGGTGCTAGACCTGCTAAAGCCTATGGTCCAATGATTAAGGCAGCTGCTGCTTATATGCATCAATCAATTACTGATTTCAATGTTGATATGATTGAAAGAATCATTGCTAACGAATCAGGCGGTAACCCTATGGCTATTAACTTGACCGATACTAATGCTCAAGCAGGAACACCGTCAATGGGTATTTTGCAATATATCATGCCAACATTCATGAATTACGCTATGCCAGGACACCAAAATATCCACAATCCACTTGATCAGTTGATTGCGTTATTTAACGATGCCACTTGGAGAAGTGACATGGGTATGGGATATAACGGTAAATACGGTGAATGGCGTGGTGCTGCATCTGGTCCTTCTGGTCCAAGATTGATGGCTAGAGGTGGATTAGTTAATGTTGCCACTTCAGCAATCATTGGTGAGGCTGGTCCTGAAATGGTTGTACCCTTAAATAATAAGATGAGAGCCATTCAAATTATTGAAAAGGCTAAAAATGCTATTGGTGGAGATACTAACAGTAATGAAACCAATGTCAATGCTGATACTACTGGCGTTGAAAGTAATCAAAAGCAACAATTAATGATGACACAGATGCAAGTTAAGTTATTGGGTAAAATGGTTGAACTTCTTGGTAATAATAGTAGTTCCACCAATTCAGGCTCATTCGGTGATCTTAATGATGCACTTGATAAGTTGGGATTGAACAAACGTAAAATGACTAAATTCCAGGCAAAAGGAGGTACAGCACTTGGGTAAAAGAATAAATGGTAATTATAGGCATGACACATTATTAGTTAAGCCAAAAGGTGAAAATGAATATGCTATTGCCGGATACCGTGGTCTAAGATTTGTTAGATTAACTGTTTCATCGCCTCAATCACAAGCTACATTAAAAGCTAACACTGGAGTTGACGGTCAGACTCAACAGGGACCGATTCTCTATACATCAAGAACCGCTAAAGCTGACTTCTGGTTAAACGTAAAAGATGGTGTTGATTTGGAGAGTCGGGTTCATGATATTTATAACAAGTTTTTTAATCGAGACTTGGTTAGAATTCGGCAGAGTTATGACATCGGACGCTGTTTTTATGGAATTCCAAAGCCATTTAGTTATACCGATTTTGGATTTTATGATAAAACATTTTCAGTTGAATTTGATATTCCGAGTGCTTACATGTACTCAGTCGCAAGATCAACTGATTTCCCGCTAGACGTTGATAAGGCAGAAGATTTGGTTACTACGTCAATGAACTTGCCAACAACTAATCTTAGCTATACACATAATACGGGTGCATTTAAAATTTATAATCCATCTGATTTTGATATCCAACCATATGAGCAAAATCATGAGTTGAATATCATCTTTAAAGGGGCTGGTAGTCCAAAATTAACTAACCTAGATACAGGTGATTCATTTCAATTAACGAAAAGTATTTCAAATAGTGATTCTCTAATTCTAAAAGGAGTTCATCCATTTATTAATGGTGAAGCCTGTGAAATTGATACAAACCACGGTCATATTAATTTAAAGAAGGGGTGGAATAATCTTAATTTAACTGGCTTTAATGGCACAGTTACTTTTGATTTTCCTTTCATTTACAAATGATTAATTTTGCTAAGTATCGGGTTCAAGATAGATATGGTAAGTATGATGAAACACTTACCTGCATCAATAGAGAATCACTATCAAACTACGATGAAATGAATAAGTCTAATCAGATTGATTTCACGGCTTTTAATGATAAAAGTATCGGTTATCAGTTATTAGTTAATGAGAATTACATTATATTCAACAATCAAAAATATCGTATTAAACAAGCTGAAAAAGATGATGAAGCCTATGACCTTAAACGAACTGTATCAGCAACACATATTTGGTTTGATTGCCAATTTGTTTATAATTACGACAAGATCAAGGGAACTAAGAAACTTTCAGCCAACGATTTGATGAGTTTTATTTTTGA